GGTCTGATTTAGAATTAATAAAATTTTTTCCTAATAATATATTATCTTTTAAATCACTATGATTAATATCACAACCAGTATCTATTACAGCTATTACTACGTCTTCTCCTCTAGATAATTCCCATTGTTTTGTTATATTAAATTTTTTAATTTCCCATCCACAAAACTGTTGCTCTTGTGTAGATAAACTATATAGATCACTTCTTATAAAAGGTAGAAGTGATATTTTTTTATCTTTTATTCTTTTTTTCATAGCACTTTTGCTGCTATTAGACATCCTTTACTAACAGAATGTAAAGGATCATTTGCGTGTTTAATTTCTTTAATATTTAAAGGAAATCCATTTTCAATTAATTTTTTGGAAAACATATCAACATAACCTTTAGCTAATGACGTACCACCAGCAATAACAATTGTTATAGGTTCTTTAAATTTAGGTAATGATGGATGATTTTGTAATGCTATACTAATTTGTTTTGTTGTATAATCAATAAGTCTTTCATAATATGAAGAGACAGCATTTAATATTTGATTATTATTTTGTTCTCCTATAACAAATTCACCATTCTCTTTCTCTGCTTGCACAACACTATCTGGTTCTCCTGTTGCAACAGAAGCCATTCTATCTATCCAATCTCCAGATTTAGTTGTTGATAATAATACTGTTGGTTCTCCATTCAACATAACACATATATTATGCATTCCGCTTCCAGCACTAATACTTAATCCAGTATAATCTTCGTTTTCTAATTCGGCATAACATAGAGCTTCTGCTTCATTAATAGCTTTAGCGTCGTATCCACATTCTTTTAATATTGTTTTAACAACATCTTCATGATATCCAACATCAAAATCTTCATCTTCTTGATCCACTGGTTGTGCAGGAATACAGAATACTAATTTTTCACCTTCCTCTTCTGCTTGTCCAACTACTTCTTTTAAAATAAATGCTAGAATTTTTTTACTTTCTTTTTCTTTTACTGATACTACTCCTTTGTGCATTGGCCTACGTGCAGTATCATTTCTTTCTACTGCTTTTTCTATAGCATCTTTACCCAATAAAATAAACGAACCCTCATCTTTAATAAACACCTTACCAGATAATCCTTTTTCTATCATTTTTGTAGCGACGGGCGTATTTGGTTTTATAATATAAAAAGCATCTCTAAACTCTTTATATTCAATACTATCATTTTTATCTTTTGATAATACAATAAAACTAGTACCAACATCAAGACCTTTTGCCATAATCACCCTTTCATATTTTTTAGTTTTGATATAGAAGAAGATATATTTTCTTTACTTACTTTAGTATCTCCTAATGTATCATATTTTTTTTCTAAATTATCTGTCTTTATTTCTGCTACAAATTTTGAATCATCTATTGATATTGTTTTATTTTTAATAGATGAATTTTTTTGTTTTTCAAAAAACCCAACTGCCTTCTGACTATCACTATATACACCTATATTATTAGTTATTTTACCTAAAATATAACCAATACTAAAAGTTACTATATTTAATACAACTAAAATTAATACTATTAAAATATCATTATTCATTTATTTATCTCTATTTCTTCTATTATCCATGATCTATATTTACTTATTCTAGTATGACCAGACTCATCTGAATAACTTGAGTTTGGTTTTCCATCTACTGCCATTACGCAGGAATTTATACCAGCTAATTTTGAATCAATAAATAATCCGCCTCCACTATCGCCACTACCTATTAGAAATTCAAGTTCTGTTTTTTTATGTTCTTTTGATGGAGTACAAACTAATAAATGCCTATCTATTTGATCTATAATATTTAATCCTGCTCTTTTTTTATTATCAGATACGACACATCCCGTTTCAAAAGTTCCTGTTAACCCGACGCCAACTATAGAACATAATCTACCTTCTTCATCAGTATTATCATATAATTGTGGATAAGAATTAATAACTAAATCTTCATCAACATAGCCTAGTGCTATATCATAGTATCCAAAATTATTTTCTTCATAATTTTTATGTGGTATAATTTTTGATATTACTTTTTTTTCATTATTTATTTTTATGAAACATTTTTTTGATCCTTTAACAACATGTGCTGCTGTTAATATCCATCTTGGTTTTATAATAACCGCAGATGCACAATATGGACTATTATCTTCATAGTTACCACATATTCCAACTACACATTCGTATTTTTGACCATATTCTACATATTTATTATCAGGAATATTTGGGTCTATCGTTCCAGAAAATCCTGTGCTACTGAATAGAAAAAGTAATACATATAATAAATTCCTCATAATTACACCATATTTGTATGAGGTTAGGGTTTAATATATTAAAATACACCCTTTATAAAGATAGTGGTTATTAATTTGATTATATTTTTATACAAAAAAAGCCACACTAAACTAATAGTATGGCTTAATTCTGATTATTATCTTTTAAATTTAGATTTTATTATCTCCTAACACTCTTCCTTTTTGAGTTCTCCACACATATCCTTTTCTAACAAGATATGGCTCTATACTATTTTCTATTGTATCAATAGAAATACCAGTTAAAGATGAGATACCTTTTAGTCCTACTGGACTACCTTTCAATTTTTTCAGAACGTCTAAATACATTTTATCATATATATCGAAACCATTCTCATCTATACCTTGTATAGCAAATATTTCATGAATAGACTTTGTATTATCTGGATGACAAGATAGAAAATTCTTATACCATTGTAGTCTACCATTTAAAATTCTAGGAGTACCCTTGCTTCTTTTTGCTATTTCCAAAAGACCTTGATCGTCTATGACTACTCCTAGTTTTTCTGCGTTCGACCTTGCTAGTTTGGCTAGATCATTATCACTATAAAAACTTAGATGTTCTTTAATTTGAAATCTGTCATAAAATGGCTGACTTAAACTTCCACCACTAGTTGTTGCTCCAACAAAAGTAAACATAGGAAGTGCAATTTGCTCTGGCACATCTTTCTCTTCATCGTTTTTGACAGTAATATTCAACACAAAATCTTCCATAATAGGATAAAGAAACTCCTCTACAATCTTTGGAAGTCTGTGAATTTCATCAATAAATAATACTGATCTTGGTTCAATACCCATAATATAAGGAATAATATTTTTTATACTACGAATATTTGCCGCGTTGGTAGTATAAAGGTTTACGCCCAATTCGTTCGCTATAGCACTCGCTATAGTGGTCTTACCAAGGCCAGGAGGGCCGTCTATTAAAACATGAGGCATCACCGTGCCTGAGTTTTTACAACCCGTCACAGACACTCGTAGGCGGGTTATCACATTATCCTGCCCAATTATTTCATCAAAAGTAGATGGTCTTATACCATTAGCCATAATTATCTCCAAATAGATTGTAAAGCAAATTTAATTAAATCAACTGATCCAAGTTTCGGATTTTCTTTATGATACTTCATTAGTACCTTTTCTGATTCATTGTCTGTAAATCCGTAACCGACTAGAATCCTAACACAGTTCTTTATTAAGTCAACATTAATTTCTTGTTGATCGACCTCTAGTGGCTTTTGTTTAATTTCTAACTCTTCTTGAGAATTCTCTATCTCTTGTTTATTAATTTCTTTTTCTTCTTGAATATTATTTATATCTTCTTTTTTATTTATTTCTATTATTTGATTACTAGATTCTATCTTTTTAGTATTGTCTAATTTTATTTCATAAAAATTAATATGTATATCTTTAATTCGTTTTGGTATAAAAATACTTCCACAATAATCGCATACTATTTTAAAATTTTTAGTTTGACTTTCTTTTAATGAAATCCAATATAATGATCCACAGTCATCATTAGGACACCTATATTTAAAATGAGCATCTATATCAATCGGTTTCAGGTTTTTCTTTTTTCTTATACTCATCTGACACCCAAAATACAAAATCGTTTGATTTTTCGTCGTATGCAGTTTCTACAAAACCTTTATTGACTAGACTATGTAAGATATTACTTACCATCCTATCATTAAGGGATTCTATAATTTCTAAAAATATTTTATCATTTAATGTATATCTTATATTTTTAGTTTTTTTATTTTTTTGCTTTTTTATATGATCGGATATAATTGTTTTTGATTCTTCAAAAGAAAGAATAGAATCAAGTTCAGTTCTATCTATCTCATCAATTTGGAACGATAATGGATTATATTCATTTGATTTTGTTCCAAAATTATTAAATACTAATATTCTTGATGAATTAATAAATCCATTTAAATCTTTTATTACAAACCATTCATTATTCATAAATTTTCCTAATTAAGTATTTCATACAACCCATTATAGTATCTAGGCTGACTAACCACATGCCTAGCATGACTTTGTAAATGTAGCACATATTCGTTCTGTAATTGATTGTGTATAAAGTGTTTCTTTTTCCAAATACCTTCATTCCAATAGTTGTTCCCCAAGTACAGGGAGTTTTTATCCCCCTCTGTACTGGAGAACCAACTACTCACAGGTAACGATTTGTATGGAAATCCTTCTATATTAGTTATTTTATAGTCATAGCCTGACTCTGATAACTTCTTGACTATATCATCAATATATTTTGTTATCCATTCAGTATCAAACTGAAAATAGAATTTATAAGGATTGTCAGGAATATCGTCATCGTAAGGCTCGTGCATAAGGTATACTGTTTTGAGTTCAAACTATAATAGTTTATTCCAACATGGCCGTGTCAAAAGGGATGGATAACCCAATCCCCTGACACAGAATCCATCAACCAATACAAAATTGATCACTAATCTGGTTTGCCAGATCACGGGCAGCACCAGAAAGGAATCGGTTGTTACTGAAATACAACGCTGTAGACGCTTGATTGAGGTACTCGACCACCGTTTTTAAGAGTTTGGCCTGGGACTCACTCAAATCTAAACCGCTGTCACCAGCATGAGAGGGCAATACTGGCGACGGATCGCCATAAGCCTTTTCGTAATTATTATTACTAGACTTATTGCACTTGTACTCCCCATACTTTTTAGTGTTGTCGAGTTCTTTATTAAAGTCTCCCCACACACTATCCTTAGTATTCTTTTGACCACAATAATCAGCACTACTATTAGTGTAAACAGCCTTCTGATTATTCAGTTCATTCAAGATATTTTGAGCAGCATCGACTGTTACAGGAATTCCGGTAATATCAGACTTCTTGTATGTTTTACTCCACTGTTCAAACCAAGCATCACTAGTAGCATTAGGAACAATAGATACTGTTGCTGGTTGACCAGTTAATGCAGATACTAAATCTTGAACATCAACAGCCTCACCAGTTGAACCTTGAAGAATAGTAGAGTAGTAAGAAGCCTTCTTCTCCCAGCACTTACGCCACCAAGTATAAGGAACACGATAAATCTGATTAATCTTGATGGCCCTTGCATCTCCACCAAAGTAATTTACCAGTTTCTTCTGAATACCATTCCAATTTGTTTTATTAATGTATCTACTATCCTTATCTAGAATCCAATAAATCTGATAACCATTACGAGTATCTACTACCCAACTTGGCTTAACAGGAAAATTATTGATCTTGTCAAGAGCAGACTGCTTAAACTTCATAACCTCTTTTGAGGGTAGATAGTTTCCGCTAGAATCTCGACCAGCATCAATATCAACAAAACAGGCTCGTACCTGATTAATGGCATACTGCTTTCGTCCACCGTTCACATAAAAGTAAACATCTGAACTGTTATTTAGATTAGCATGAATCGCTAATGTCAACTCAGGAGTATGAGACATAGTGCTGATTTTTTTACGAGGATCTCCATTATAGCAATAAATATTTTGCTTACCACCAAAAGAGCCAATAAACTTTTCTCTCATCTGGCAGTGATTAGCATCAAAAGCCTGATTAGTTTTATTGTCATACGGATTAAAACCAAGTTCCATCTTAAACATATTTCACCATTACCTGTAATTGTAAACAACCTCAAACCATATCGGGATAGCAACCTCTACTATCATTAGCGATATAAAATAGCGGGAGAGGAATCGAACCTCTCTCACATAGCGTTTGTTGAGTTCCCCAACCAGAGGCTATGATCTTAGTCACCAAACTCCACTTTATTTTTAAGAATCAGTTGTAATCGTCGTAATCTTCATCGTCTTCATAATCTTCAGCATACGCACCATCATCCTCATCGTCGTCATTCCATCCCCAATCATAATCATTATCATATTCTTCATCATCCTCGTTAGAGTCATAATCAACTCCAGCATCTAGACTAGCAGAATAGAGTGGCTTGAGAAGTTCGCCTTGATACTCTCCGACAACTTCATATCGGCAAGTGCGAAGTTTCTCAAAATTACAATCACTAGGAACACTCACAACATCACGGGGATTAATCTTGACGATAACAATCTTATCGCCAGACTCAAGACTACCATAACCGGCCACATAATTCAATGCACCAGCATGAAGCCCATTAGAACAACCTCGACCACGATCATCATCAACCTTTGATCGTGTCATTTCGCAAACATTTCCAACATGATTGTCGAAAATGCCGCGATACTTATCCATATAGTCATTCCTGACTGCCTTGTAGGCAAGGAAATGACCATCCTCGGTAATAGGCAGATGTTCATGCTCAAGGAAATCATAAAGTTCCTTCTGACTCTGCATACTAGGATTTTCCATAAGATTATTCAGGAATGTAACAAGAGGCTGGAAAGGTAGACCCTTGCTCATAAACTCCAGAATACGCTTACTGATACTACCATGAACAACCTCACCCTCATAAGTGACCTGTCCATTCTTAATCTCAACAAGACCGTCACTAAATGCGGCGACTGCCTTTTCAACATCAACAATTGTTAGCAACTCATCAGCAGTTGCAGTAGGAAGTGCCTCAAGAATCATCTTATAGTTAATATGATCCGGCAAAACCTGATAACTCTTATTATTCAGAACAACCGTAAGGTTGCCATCAACGAACATAAACGGAACAGCCATAATTAAAACTCCTTTGTTACCTGTGAAATTTACTTAATGAGACTACTCAACTGAATCTTAAACAACTCAACCTTGTCACTATCCATACTCTCAACCCATGCAGTATTTTTCTTACCGTAGTAAGAATCAGCAAATTGAGAGACAGGATTATTCTTACTGTCCAAATCTCTAAGATTGCCGTTATGCTGGTTGCTTCCCATAATATACTTCAACATCGGGTTCTTGTCAACCTCGACTTTAAGAATTTTCTTCAAGTCTGCCACCTTAGCCAACTTATGCTTGGTCACTTTAGTCTCAGACTTAAACAATTTAGTATATGTCTCAACGTCATCAGAATGATCAAACATCTCACGTTGAATATTTATAAGAGTGTTGTACTGTACATTTTTCTTCTTAAGTTCTTTACTATCAAGATTATCAATACCTCGATCCTTGAGCAAAGAGTTAATATGATCAAAATATTCAGTCTGAGAGAATCGTTTCAGATCAAAAGTTGGTCTGTGCATCGTATCAGCAAAGAATTCCATTACAAGAAAACTATCAATAATATTGCACAGTTCGGTATTCTTGATATAGTTTTTATAATCAAGACCATAAATACTCAACATATGACAAGAGAACTGACTAACCAATGTTCCATGATTCCAATAATAGTTATTACCATTATCGTCATCCTTAGTGATGAACTCCTTTTTGTAGAATTCAACAATAGAATTGTACTCATTGGTATTATTAAAATAATCCTTAATCTTTGTTGATAGAATCTTCTTGAACCAAGTATTGAAGTCAATCAGATTGTATCCTTCATTTGTCATTTTTGCTACAAAGTTGCTCTTGATAGCATAAATCTTTACATCTCCAAAGAGTCCCCTGATTCTATCATTATTAAATAGTGATGTGATCTTATTGATCTTGGGAAATTCTGGTGTGCTTTGATAACGCAAAATAGGAACATAAATGATAGAATCACTATCATTAAAGTCATCCAGTTCATCAGTTGTCAGAGTCTTGAGATTAAGAGCATCATTGTATTCGACACTAAGTTTGCCACTCTTTTTTGACTCTCCCACAATAAAGAATACATCTTGATCGCTAACACTACCCTTAGAACCTCTAAGTCCAGCCTTTCGGGGAGAATTGCTCTTAATCAAGTCTTTATAGTCGCTGACTTTGAGAATGTTGTGACTACCAACATCTTCAATAAGTTTGTCAAAACCCTCATTAGACTTTGAAATATCCTTGCTGTCAATCATTAGATACGCAAAACAATCCTTCTCGTTACAATAACGAGTCACAATCTTCTTGGCGGTTTCTTCGCTCTTAACATCGCATACGAAGAAACTAAGAGGCCCAGTTTTACGCTGACTACTATAGTAGTATTCACCCTTGCCTGTAAGAGTATTATGGTGAAGATGATTGGTCATATAAACCATGCGACGAGAACGATAGCCAGAGGTTCTGTAATTAAAAACATACAGAGCTTTTCCAGCACCAATCTTATATTCAATATCTTCGCCACTATTGATATTATGAGTCTTACCATTACTATCAGTCCATGAAGCACCCACGCCCCATCCACCAGCAAGATCATTCAACTGGTAATATGTACTGATCGCTTCGATTCTGGTCTTTGCAGCAGCAATTTTCTTACTAAATTCTTCCTTCATCTCCAGATAAATACCCTGAGTCTTATCACGAAGGGCTTTAATAACTGCCTTAGTATACTGCAATCCTTCACGGGAAACATCCATTTCAAGTTCCCCGATACCAAAGTCCAGTTCAAGATAAAGATTTTGGTTAAGAATTTCTGTCACAAAACTCTTCCAACTATCAATATCTGCCTTGCCGAAAGCCCTATTCCACTTAGCAATATGCTCAGGTTGATCGGCTTTTTGTTCGCCAACAAGTTGAGAAGCAACAACAGGGTACGCAATATTGCCCATAAGAGCAACAATGCCGCTATCAATATGATGATATGTACTGGGATAATGAGTATTATCATTAGCAAGTCGGCAGACTCTCCAGCCCTCACCGCTAATCACAATGTTCTTATTGCTATAAGCATGATCCTTGAGAGAAGTAATAACTCCACCCTCAATAATTGGCTTCATCTTAAAGTAATGGAAGATACGAATAGCCTTTTGACTAAACTCAGTAAAATCATACTGTTTAACGGCGAAACTAATTTCAAGACCATTAGGCTCGTCAGTATCACTCACATTAAACAGATTAAGTGTAGGCACACCATTATCGTCAATAGCAGCGATATAGGTGTACTTTTGACCATCATAATAAGAACTGGTGGTAAAACTCTTGGTATAAGCAAAAGGACTCTTAGACCCTAGACCAAGACAACCAACAAAATCATTACTATCATTCTTGTTGGATGCACCATAAGTTGTATACAGACTCTCCATATCCTCCTGACTAAGACCAGTACCATAGTCACGCACAATAAAATTAGGATTAGCCGCAGTAGGCAGCGTTACCTTAAAAGGATTCTTATTGCCAGCACTAATATGACTATCATAAGCATTAGTAGACAGTTCACGAATAACTGCCATTACCTTGTCGGAATAAAGAGAGTCCGACAGAATCTTAAACATCTTACTGGTTTGGGCAATCGTAAAACCCGACGCACTCTGAACACCAGCACTATGAGTCTCAATAACACGGTCTGCCAACTTCATTGTTTTTCTCCAAATATCCTGTGAATCGTTCCTGTGATGCCACCATCATACCATGACAGTATCGGTTGTCAAGTCCCCTTCTCTTTAGATTGTATCGCCAGCCATCCTAAATATGCTGTAAGGAGTCCAAAAAATCGTAAAAAATTTACTGGTAAGAAAAACCAATAAATTCCAATTCCTATGCTTAATAGTCCCATAATCCATATAATAAATCTTGGAATATAAATTGATTTACTTAGTAGCCATGTTGCTGGCCCTAACAATATTACGAACAATAGCATTAAAGTAACCAACAATGCTAAACTAGCCATTAACTTTCATCCTGACCATTACTCCATTCATCATCATTTTCTTCTTCGTCATCATCATATTCACTATCGTTTTTGTATGAAAAATTACGATCTTCATAAGGAGTCCAATCTTCTTCATCGTCTAATTCTTCTTGGTTTTCATCTGCTTCTTCTATAAATACTGTGATAGTATTTAAAATATCAAATAATTTAACTAGAGTATCATCCATAGATCGTATTTTACTTTCTATATTTCGTATACTCTTTTTTAGATCAATAATTTCTTTGACAACTTCCTTTGAGATTTGGCTATCTATACTATGAAGTTCTTTATTTTGTTTATTTATTTCTCTAATAATATCGTTAAATTCTTTTGACATAATAATCTCTCCTTTATACTAAAGGAATACACCATCTAATCCAACCAAAAGCCGTTACTACAACGACACTGATACTTATTACAATAGTCGCATTTTGGCCCAGGTTTACCGAATCCCCAAGCATTAGCATCACGATCAAAACTCTCAGGCCCGGTATCAATACAAACTAATTTAGCCTTATTTTTTCGCTTAATATAACCCACATTCCAATAATGACAATCCCAAAATCTAAGACGAGTTTTATTCTCAATAGTTTCTACAAGATTCTGGATATCTTTCAGTCTCTTTTTCATAACCTTTTCATCCAGAATTTTCGCCTTTTCTGTAACATATCCCCAGTTGGTATTCATTTTATATTCTGGATAAGATTCTATTATGATGGGTAATTTACATACTTTTCCAATTACTTTTGGTGCTAAATGGTATTTGCTCAAAAGTTTTTGTTTTTCATAAGCCTTATTTGCAAATTTTTTATTACGAAACTGTTTGAATCCTAAGTTCTGATTTTCTCTTATAAGATAGAATTCAGCAGACCCGCCTTCACCAGAATGATCTAATTCAATGGTATACTTCATCTTCTTTGACCATATTACCAGTTAATTGCTCAACAACATCAATTGCAATTTTTAAATCTGGAGTTTCCAAAATCTTGATAGGACTTCTTACAAAATCAAATTTGAATGATCCATAAACAGCATAGTATGGCTCATCAATACCCATCAAGTCTGTATTAAAATATTCCTCTAGTGAATTTACTTCTTCCAAAATCGTTCCACCAGCATAGTCTGTAATATTTCGTACAGTGTAAATATTATAATGAAGAATATGAGATCGTGGATTACCTTCATTAGAACACCATCCCTTAAAGAGTCTGTTTGGATAACTTACCATACTTTTCTTGAAACTCCTTTTTGTTGCAATATAACGGGATCAAAGCATCCTGATTAGAGAATCTATTATAATGCAAAGTCAGATTATAAAAATCTCCACGATTATTAATGCTGGCCCAAGCAATATTCTGATAATCAAGATTGCGATTCATCTCGTCTACAGCAAACTGATTAGCATTATATGCTTCAATCGCCAAATCTTTTTTAGATTCTCTCAAACGACGAAGTTCATCTTTAGCATTAAGAACTGTAAATTTAGTAAGATTCCATTTACCAGTATTAATGGCGGTTTCGCAGCACTCTATGAGATAGTCTAGTGGATTAGAAACTTTATCCATAAATCACGCAAATCCGATTTTAGTTTTTTCCGCTACTGTAACTTCAATATCGTTTGCGGAAAAACTTTCTGTAGAATAAGAACGAGCGTTCCACCATCCACATTCATAACTCACGTTATTGTCACCACTAATATGAATACTAATAATAGTTCCATAAACATCATCTGCTAACTTAACTTTGCTGCCAATCTTGTATAGTTCTAGCGAATTTTTGCTCATTTGATTTCCTTGTTCTTAAAAGGTTTTGGTGTATATCTATTTTAGCGTTTGCTTTTTGAATGTCAAGAGGAACCGATTATGAATAACAAACATCATTATACCAAAGAAAATTTATCTAAAATTTGTTCAGAATCTTTTAGTTATCGTCAATGTCTACAAAAAATGAATATCGCTCCAGCAGGAGGAAACTATGCCTGTCTAAAGAAACATATTAAATTGTATAATATTGATATTTCTCATTTTACTTTACAGGGTTGGAATAAAGGTCAAAAATTAGGTCCAAAAAGATCTATTCAAGATTATCTTTCTAATAAACAAACTATACAAAGTTGGAAACTTAAAAAGAGACTAATCAAAGAACAAATTTTTGAACACAAATGCAATAACTGTAAACAAAAAACTTGGCTTAATCAACTTATTCCTATTGAACTACATCATAAAGATGGTAATAATTTAAATAATACTTTATCCAATCTTGAATTACTTTGTCCTAACTGTCATGCTTTAACTGACAACTATCGTGCAAAAAATAAATAGTGGGGCTTGTGGGAATCGAACCCACATGGATTTCTCCGAGGGATTTTCTTACTACTATAGTTTTCACTACCCTTTCGGTTTGTAGTCTGGACTTTATCTTAACCATAATTTTCATTTTAGGTTCCTGCCGTCAAGTCTCTACACCTTCATATTTCTATGCTTGGCTCGGTATTAGCAGTTAAGCCTTCACCGAATTTGACAGGTTCTACTATAAAGATTTCTCCTTATGCACTCAAATTGTATAAGTCCCTTGCGTCTGCCTATTTCGCCAAAGCCCCATATAAGTGACCGACTACAACAAGTAATGATTTGAGGTTGAATACTTTTTGTGCCTCAACCATTTAAGGGTTGTAGCCGATCACCCTTTGGTTTTTAATCAACCGTTGGCATGAGCCTTGAGGCGACGAACAACCTCTGCCATAGCCTCAACATTATCAATCGTCTTAACGGGCTTCGCACGTTCCATCTCAGGAAGTTCAATACCCTTCTTAGCAAGAGCCTCTTTGGCACGAGAATATCGTGCAGCAGTAGTTGCTACCTTCTGGCCTGTCTTAGACGCAATTTCAGCATAAGTCTTGCTGGAAAAAACTGCCTCAAGAAACTGTTCATCACTGCAACGAACACGACTCTGCTTTTCAACCATAGTAACTTCAGCCATAATCAACCTCCAAATCACTTCCAATTTTTGTCTTTGCGAGTCAGTCGCTCGACTGATCCTCTCGCATCGACTTCTTCATTGTAACATCTTGTATCGGCCTGTCAATAGGGACTCTTGAGAATTTTTTCGATCTCTGAGAAAAAAGTTTCTGTAATTCTTTAAAACTCCAAGGAGTACCGAATTGTAGACCCTCTCTTTTATTATCAACTCCTACATCAAGAGTGTAACGTCCTAACGATATATCTTCTTTGTGAAGTCTACCGTGAACATGACCATATAACATCCAACTATTACGATAACTTCTATTCCATGCCCTCATTGGATAATGACATAGTATAATTCTTTTATTACAATAGATTATTTCTTTTATTAATCCTATCGAAGAAAAATCTTTTTTACTAAAATTTTCTTCATTATCATGATTTCCAAGAATAAGATGAATATCTTGACAATGTATTTGTTTGCGATATTTTTTAGGATC